TTTTGATAAGCAACGTGCATTGGCTAACAACTCTGTGTCATACACTGAGAAGCCAGATGCAGTCTCATTTCTACGTGAGTGGACAGCACTGGTAGAGAGTGGATCAGGTGAACGTGGTATCTTTAACCGAGAGGCGTCAAAGAAACAGGCTGGACTTAACGGACGGCGTGATGTAAACTACGATTTCGGTACGAATCCTTGCAGCGAGATAATTTTACGCCCAAGCCAATTCTGTAATTTAACGGAGTGTGTAGTACGTGCGACAGACAGTGTAGAAGACCTAGAACGTAAGGTTCGCCTTGCAACCATTCTAGGTACTATCCAGAGTACATACACACACTTCCCGTATTTGACAAAGGAGTGGACAACCAATACAGAAGAGGAGCGCCTGCTAGGTGTAAGTCTTACAGGTATCATGGACAACCAGCTAACCACGCTTAAGAATGGTGGTTTGGCTAAGACCCTACGTCACCTTAAGCAAGTTGCAGTGGACACAAACGCAGAGTGGGCTGAACGTCTTGACATCCCTGTTGCTACTGCTATCAGCTGTGTTAAGCCAAGTGGCACGGTTTCACAACTGGTAGATAGTGCCAGCGGGATTCATGCTCGTCACTCACCATACTACATCCGCACAGTACGTGGGGACATTAAAGACCCGCTAACACAGTTTATGAAGGACAAAGGAGTACCGCACGAACCATGCGTTATGAAGCCAGATACTACTGTAGTGTTCAGCTTTCCACAGAAGGCACCTGCTGGTGCTGTATGTACCTCTGACATGACTGCAATCGAGCAGTTAGAGATGTGGTTGATGTACCAGCGAAATTGGTGTGAGCATAAGCCCTCCGTGACAATTAACGTCAAGGCGGACGAATGGTTTGAGGTGGGCGCATTTGTCTATAAGCACTTCGACGAGATGTCTGGTGTGTCGTTCCTACCCTACAGCGAACACACGTACCAACAGGCACCATATCAAGAGTGTGGTAAGTCTGACTATGAAATGTTGCTATCGGTTATGCCGAAAGATATTGACTGGTCTGAGCTTGCAGACTATGAACAAGAAGACAACACATCAGGTAGTCAAACTATGGCTTGCTCTGGTGATAGTTGTGAGATCGTAGACCTAGTGTAACCCGACCACCTGAGCATGTGATTAAACTGCTCACTTAATCAAAGGAGAGATCATGTACACCATCATTACCCGTAACGACTGTAAGTACTGTGAAAAAGCTAAGGAGATGCTAGACTTAGATAAGGTCAACTATGTCGTCGTTAACATAGAGTCCCCTCCAAACAAGTGGGTGCTATCTCTTATGAAGGAAGCTAACCTAAAGACTGTGCCTCAAGTGTTCGCCACTGATGGCAGTTGGATTGGCGGGTTTCGTGAACTTGAAACTAAGATGGGCTTTATCAACAGCAAGAAGGAATACTAAGTGGTACAGCAAGCACCCAAGAAGACTAAGCGTGAGACTACCTATAAGGGGGCAGCAAAGAAGAAGTCCTCTGGGTTAGTACCAAAGACTGTCATGCAGGGTGAGCTAATCAAAGCCCTAAAGGAAAGTCAGCAGGTCTTCATCTTAGGTCCAGCGGGTACGGGTAAGACATATGTAACAGCGACATACGCTGCTGACCTATACACAGCTAAGAAGATCGACAAGATCGTTATCACACGTCCTCACGTAGCTGTAGGGAGGGAGCTAGGGTTCCTCAAGGGTGACTTGTCAGAAAAGACTATGCCTTGGGCATTGCCAGTGCTAGACGTACTAGAGAAGCACTTGGGTAAGGGGGCAGTGGAAACAGGTGTTAAGAATGGTAACATAGAAGTTGCACCTATGGCATTGATGCGAGGACGTAGCTTTGAGAACGCCTTTATTATTGTCGATGAAACACAGAACATTACACTGCACGAGCTTAAGATGCTGCTGACACGAGTGGGTGAAGGCACTACGATTGTACTAAACGGGGATGCTCAACAGAGTGACCTTAAAGAAGCAGATGGGTTGACAAAGGTTATTCATATCGCTAAGAAGCATATGTTGCCTGTGAACATTATTGAGTTCACTGTTGATGACATCGTAAGGTCTGACATCACAGCCATGTGGGTTAAGGCATTTGTTAAGGAGAAATTATAATGGCTAAGTGGACAATCGACGGACCTACTAAACAACATGAGTATGAGGAAGTGGTAGACAACGTAAACAGCCCACCACACTACGGCTCTGGCAGTATTGAGTGTATTGCGTACATAGAAGACTTCCTGACACCAGAAGAATACATAGGATACCTGCGAGGGAATATAGCCAAGTATCTCCACCGTTGGCGTTATAAGAACGGGCTGGAAGACCTCAAGAAAGCCACTTGGTATCTTGATCGTTTAGCTGAGTTAGAGGAGAGTAAATGAGCTTATTTGAAGGGCTGCTGGTAGCAAACTTAGGGGTGTCAGTGTACCTAGCATATAAGATGGGTGCTGCAGAGACTGACATAGAGATACTCTACCAAGGTATTGCACAAGTCATTGGTGAAGAAGACAAGACCTAGAATCAGAAAAGCCGTAGGCGTCCTTGAGTGGATACCTACGGCTTCTTTGTGTTTGTTGTAGTATTACTTACCGAAGAACTTCGATACTGATCTCATTCCTATGCTGGCACTTACAATACCTCCGAGGGAATACTGATACCAAGTTGGCATGGTCTCCAGTGAGGTAAAACCTGCTTGTACTATCTGGTTTCCCCATTCACCACAGAAGGCTAATATCAGGGGGATACTGAAAAGTAGAGTAATCCACTCATCTTTCCAGCTATTCTGTGTAGCCTTGATAGCCTCAATGTCCCAGTCAATCTCACCTGTAGCTTGCTTGACTTTAATCTCAGCGTTAGCCTTCTGTACCGCTACCTTACCCTCTAAGTAAGTGCTGGCAAGATTTCCTACTGCACCTAATAATTGTCCTATCATCTGTTATCAACCTCCTGTGGTTTCTTTTTAACTGCGCTCTTAGCTAGATTAGTTACTCCCATGAAAACGGACACGACCCCAGCAACACTAACAAAGTAAATGGAAGCCATACTACCGATAATGGCAGAAGCACTGTCCAGACCCATAATGCCAGTAAGTACAACTGCGAAAGGATATAGCAACATACCCCATAAAGAAAACCAAGCCATCTTACGAGTTTGGTCACGGTGTGCATCTTCGTCCTCCAGCCTGCGGCGACGATCCTCTAGCTCAAGTGCATCCCACTCAGACTTATCAATCGTACCACTGTTGTCTGTATCTACATCTTCAAATAAGGTAGGTATCCGCTTTGTCATTTATATCTCCTATAGGGGCTTGCCAAGTTCGTCTATAGCATCCCAAGTGGAGTTTATATCGTCTTGTAGTGCTTCCAACTTGTCGTCTATGCCATCAGTGATTAACTCAGCACGTTCTACCTTACTGCGTAACTCTAGTAAGGTTTGCTGTCTTTCTAGCAGCGTAGTCATCTGTGTACTTAATTGTGTCAACTTACTGTTTAAGCCTCGCACATCATTATCTAGTACGGTCTGCTCTAGTGCCTGTACTCTTGAGTTAGTGTCCGTTACCTCAAAGAAGGCTTCCTCAACAGCATAGAACCTGTTCACTACATCATACGAAAAGTAGATGCCAGTAGCTAAGGCAGACACTACAGGTGCAGCGAAAAGTAAGTGTGCGGCTTTAAATGTGTAGCCACCTGTGGTTAGCTCTAAGTCTTGCATTGTTAGTCCTTTAGTTGTAAGCAGACAATTCTTTGTATAGTTCTTCTGCTGTGACTAGGTTGGAACCAGTGTACCCAGAAATAGTCACGGAACCAGCTTCAAACTGAATTATAAACTGGTCCATAGATTGAGTATAACTCACAGCCGTGTAACTACTAACTGCGACACCATTGTTAGCTGCGTAGTTATCAATAGCACCAGTAACTTCACTGCTACTAGACCCTGCGAGGAAAGCACCCGCCTGTTGTGCGTAGGTCTCAACCACTACAAGTGAGTTGTTAAAGTTCTCAACCTTTTCTTCTGTAAGGGACATATCGTTAATAGTAACGTACTCTTGTAGTTTCTCTTGTGCTGGTGTCGTTGTAGCATCAGCAGCCATATCAGCCACTACACCCACTTCACTAAGGGCAGAGGCTGCATCTACTAGCAGGTCAATAGATGTGTGCAGGTTGTCCATAGCAACGATGTGCTCGTCGTACAGAACCTCAGAGGCGTCCTTGTACACACTTGTCTTAACCGCAGTCAGGGCATTGTTGTACTTGTCTACCTGCTCTTGAGTAAGGCCACCCTGTTGAATTGCTTGGTCTTCTACTATTTGGGCTGAGTTGGAACGCTTGTAACCCTTAAACGACAAGTTCAGTGCTGTTGTTACTTGAGTTCTAATTGCTTCCGCTGCTGATTGCAGGTCTTGTATCGACTGGTTTGCTGTTGCTGTTGTTGCGGAACCTAACAGAAAGGCTAGGGGTATTAGTTTCTTGTGGTACATCTGGTAACTTCTTTCCTATCATAAGAAGGGTGTCCCAGAATCTCTTGTCCTGTAGATACCCTACAATGTAAATATCAGGGTCTTGCCTCATCTTAATAAATGCTTCACGACCTATTAGTAGTTTACCTGTAACCACATCCGATATTGGACATGGAGTGTTACTCAGGGCCATGCTCTTAGCTACTACAGGGTTAGAACACATAACACTAATGGCAGAGACTTGCAAGCCTAAGCCACCTAAGTTTTGAGGAGCGCCTAGTAACCTTGCGTCCTTACGTCTGTTGCACTCACTGTCTTGCTCCATACCACCCTTAGAGATGCCTATGATACTAAGCTGTATTCCCTTGGTGTTTGGTATAAGGCAAGAGTCACCTCCACCTCCACCCATCATAGTCGGAGCAACACTAGACATGACAGGTGCAGCAGAACCCGCACCCGTAGCGTTGTAGTTGTTTGTTGTACTGGCGTTATTACTGTCTACAGTAGAGTCAGCTATGTTCGTGTTTAGATCACCTACTATGTCATTGGCTAACGCACTGCTCACCAATGACATCTGCAAGGCCACTGTCCATACACATAAGTTGGACAGCAGCTTCTTTTTCTCCGAGGATAGCAAGGGTTTGTGCATCTAAGTTTCTCTGACATTTAGGTTCATTGTTAGTACAAACGGACGGGTAACTTATCGTCGTAGTAGAACATCCAGCGAGTAGAATTAGTACGGGTATTAATCTCAAGGACTACGCTCCATAATATCTCTGATTGCTTTGATGTTTTCGTCTATTCTAGCGTTGCTTATAGCTTGAGTTTGTACGGCTAAATTTAGTCTCTGTATGTTAAGTTGGGTCTTTATGATGTCTTCACGGTTATCTTCAATATCCGACATCATCATAGATACAGTCCAGACTATAGCTGCACCCTGAGTTACAAGTCCGAATATAAGACCTATAGATAAGTTGTTGTTATTTACAGGCTCCAAAGCCTTTTCCTTAACCATCTCATGGGTACTCTTTACGGTTTAATTCGAAGTGGGGAGCATCATAAAAACTCTTCCAGTCACCACCCCATACGATGGAAATGTCAAGCTCATCTGCTGCTGTCTTCATAGCTTCAGCCATTTGCTCAAAGCGTTTAAGGTCTTCCCAGTCTACAGGCCAAGGGACCATATCCACAGCATGACCTGTAATGTGTCGTGAGTTCAGTGTAGTAGACTTACCAGCCTTAAGCAGTTCACGCTGACGGTTAATGTTACGGATACCTTCGATGACTGTGAAGTCAACTCCAGTGATCTCGATTGCTCTCTTAACTACAGCGACCATATCAGGGTGTACACCTGACAGGTTCTGTAGACTACGTGTTCCTAGTTTATACGACATACAATGCCCCTTGTTTATTTAGCGTTAGTTAAAGATATCTACCCTAGTAGGCAAGATACCTGTGTTTGGGTAGTCCAACCACTCCTGTCTCCAAGTTTCCAAAGAGGTCTTTTGAGTATCAGTAAGGCTGTTATACCAAGAAGGGTTCACTCTGTCGATAGTCTGAGAGAACTCTTCATTACGTTCTGTGCGCCTTGAGCTTAAAGTAGTCTCTGTGTCTTCATATGAAAGTAGCTGTAGAGAGGCAACGGTTGTACCGTTAACCTGCTCTCCAACCCAATGAGGATTTCTAGAAGGACCGTACTTAACTGTAAGAAGCTCGTTGCCACTCTCATCAAGTAATATGGTGTACTCTTTAAACATTAGCTTATTCTCCAAATCACGATACATCCATCACCGCCATCTCCAGTAGTGGTTCTTGCACCACCTGAGTCTGAAAGCGCGGCCCCACCGCCTCCACCGAGGCCAGCGTCAAAGGTTGTTGCGGAACTATCGTTGCGACGTGAGTTTGCTCCACCGCTGCCGCAGAGGAAACCACCAGCACCACCAGCAGCACTACTGTTTGAGAAGTATTGTGAATGACCACCACGGTAGTTCACTTGGCCTTCCATTAACGTTCTGTAAGCGCCTTGTGACGAGTAGTCCCCATCATAACCAATAGGATGAACGACTGCGGTGGCTGGACCACCAGTGCTAGTACCACCAGTGCTAACACCAGCCTCTAAGCGGTATGGGGAGCCTGCAAGTTGACCGCTCGTAGTGCCAAGGACGCCATAGCCCCAAGGGCTACCACCTGTTGTTGCTCCGTTGCCGTTAGCAGTGAGAACACCACTTGGGACACTATCTGCTCCGATAGCTAGAGGGAAAACGGTTGTTGGGTTCCACGGGGTGATTTGGATGCCACCGCCCC